GATACTCAACGCCGGGATTAGATGTGCTGAATAGCGCACCATTGATGTTGTTGTTGAAGCCTGAGTTAGCGCCAAGAACTGTTGGAAGAATTCCGTCATATCCTGTTGCGTAGGCTGAAGTATTTGTATCTGCACGAGAAGCAGCAGCACCAGTAGTTGAGAAAGCGAAGTTGTCGCCTGTCAAGTTGATTGCGGCTGCGCCTTGAACTACAACAGAGTTGCCTTGTGCTGTACCAACATACTTACAGTTAGCAGTTCCAGTTGCAGTTCCAACATAAATGTTGTAACCAATTGCGCCTGATACGGCTGTCCATGTTAATGATAATACATCACCAGAAGCAACTGTTTCTGAGGCTACTGCGGAAACGATTGACTCACCGAATCCTGAACCTGAGATACCTGCGTTTGCTGTGATGTAGATGTAATACAAGCCTGCTGCTAAAGCAGTTTGTCCTGTAACTGCTGCTGGTGAAGAAGCAACAATACCTGTTGGTGCGGCTAATGCGCCTACGAATGCTGATGCGGTTCCGCGAGCATATAGGAACATTCTTTCTTCCATCAACATTGTTGCGTAAAGTGTTGAAGTAGAAGATAGTTGACGAAGGTCTTGATATCCCATACCTGAGAAATTAGCATCGAATGATACCTGATCAGATAGTGAGTATGAGTTGTACGGAATTACTAAATCATCTGCTTGATATGAAATCTGAGGACCACGCTCTAATTGGAACGGAGTTGCTGCTCCCGGAGCAAAGTTATTTTGTGTGGTTTCAGTGATTCCTGGCCATAGGTTGCCTACTCCTGTACCTGTACCTGTGTAAGCAGTAATTCTCTTAACACGGCGTGATGTACCAACACCCTTCTTACGAGGGATTTTGTTGCGTAGTGGAGTTGGGCGAGGTGTAAGCATCTTTGCTGGTGCTTCTAGATCGAAGGCAGCGAATGATGTGCTTAGAGGATTTGTTAGTGTGATTTCTTTGTTGATATCACCTACGGCACCTCTTTGTGCAGTTAGCGCAGTTTGTAGTGAAGCAAGAGCATCTGGAGTTAGTGACTTGCTCATTGCAAGTGTTTCTAACTGCTTAGTTGCGTCTTGACCTAGTTCGCCATTTACGAATGGGCGTGGAGATGAAAGCGACTTGCTTAATTCTCCAAGATATTCGTCATGGCGCTCTGCGGCAACTTTAGGGTTGGACTCGTTAAACAAGTCCTGAACTTTTAAGTTTTCCATTGAGTTATTTCTCCTGTAAAGAGTTATTTAGATTCTACTTCAGGAGCGGATTTGGCAAGAAAATCTTTAGCCATATCACGATATCCCTTAGCAAGAATCAGGTCGGTTGTTGCGGAAGCCTTTGCAAAATATAAATCCGCTTTGGCTTTCCACTCGTTTGTTTTATTAGCACCTGTCGCTATGGTTGTCCGTTTTGGACCGCCACCTATTGCGAGAGATTTTGCCGTTGCTAATTCAGTTTGTAGTTCAGTTGCTTTATTCTCTACCGCCTCTTTTGCGGACTTCAATAATGCAACTTCGGCTTCAACCGAAGACATAGCACTCTTTACGGCTTTCTCAATGATGTCGTTTAATTTAACATCAGCGAGCAGGGACTTATCTGCTGAGTTGTCCTCATCAGAATCTTCTTCTTCTATAATTGTTCCTACTTCTTCAATCGTTGAAGGTGGAACTATTGTATCAACTGATTTTGAGTTGTTTGGTGTTTGTGGTGCAGTTGCTGGTGAACCAACAGGCATTTGATCAGGTGATGACATCACCGCAGTAGATACATTAGCCATTTCGTTTGCTGGTGTTCCGCCTGTTACTGGCACTTGTGTTAATCCGTGTGTTGCTCCCGGCATATTGCAGCCACACTCTAAACATTTAGTAGTTGTGTCGGCTGACATTTGAACATCATTGTTCTGATCAACCATTTCTTTTTTGGCTTCGCCTAGTTCATGTTCGGCTCCGCTACCAGCAGGACCTTCGGCTGTTTCTTGCTCTGCTGACTCGCCGTATTGTTTGTCCATGTCTTCGTAGCCATAAGATTTACATTCCATTGTAATTTCATCTAGTGCTTTGCGTGCAGAAGCATATCTAGACATCATTTCTTCTCGTGAAGGAATAGCCTTGGATTCTCCACCCATAGCCGTTGAATCTTCCGCCACTTCTTTCTCTATGTTGGTTTCCAAGAGTTCCTCTACTTTCGTTAGTGTTTTCTCACCATTCAGTGACTTAGCCAAAACTAATTGGCAATTTGGATTTGCTGGTCTATCTACTAGAGATACTTCAACAATCTGACCATCTACTATACGACCATTTGCTGCTTTTTGGTCACGCACAACACGAGGAGATTTGATGCCAATACTGAATCCTCGTAGTACACGATTTTGAACTTTCTTAACTGATACTGGGTCAACTACTAGAGCACTGATGTAGTGTCCGTCTGCTTTTGCTTCATATTCTTGGGCTACGCCAGCAGCGATATTGCTATGCTGTTCACGAATATTTCCACCAGTTCTAAACCAATCAGGCATAGCCTTGTCTAGCCATACTGGGTCGCAAATCTGTTGATCAATGTCTAATGCGTCATCTGTCGCCTTGCCATAGACTGTTAAAGTTCCGTCGCCATTATCATCGTATTTGAGGATATCAGCATAGACACTTGTATTTTCGCTCATAGTTTTCCTTTACTCGCTTTCTTCGCCGTAAACATATTCCCATAATCCAGTATCCACTACATAAGGTGCAATATCGCACATGCAGTTCGGGTGGACTGGTGGGTCGCCATTGGGGAATTGCTCACCAATGTCTATTGGCGAAGCATCATAGTTTTCTTGACATTCGTCGCAAGGGTCTGCGACTAGGTATTGAATTTTCTCTACACCGCTTTCGGCATAAAGGTCTTTACTAGCCTGTACTACTGCTCGGCTCATTTCTGTACCAGCGATAGTAATTGCTCTTGAATCGTCGCCGATGATGTATGAAATATCATCAGCCACATCTTTGCGTGTAGCACCTCGTTCTAAGCCCTCAGCGAGTGCTGTGCCAATTCTATTCAGGGTGGTGTTAGTAATTCCCTGTATAACTATTGATCGGCTCTGTAATAGGCGTTTAAGGCTTTCTGGTGGGTTCACCAAAGCAGCAGCAGCACGATTTCCTGCTCGCCATTTATTCCAGTTGATAGTCAATGCTCGTTGCATTTGTTTCTTATTGGGAGCAGCCTTCTGTATTCCTACTGCCCTAGCCAATTCATAAGTCGTTATGTCCTCGCCAAGAATATACGCTTCTGCATATAACCTGCCGAGTGCAGAGTTGAGTCGGGTTATATCAAGTTTGGGCGCATGAATGCGTACCCAGTCCCGAGCCAGTTGGCTATGAACTTTTGCTGGCAGATTTTCATTTAGATTATCCATAGGATTCTGTAACGAAAACCAAGAATCAAGAATCTGTTCAACTGAAAACATGTCTTTAATGCCCAGTCTTATGGAACGAACAAAACGAACCGCAACTCTAACTTTAAGTCGGGTTCTGTTCGGCTTCATTAGAGTCCTATATACCTTTCGGCGTACCAGCGAGCAGATTCTTCATCGTTGATAGCAACATATTTGTTAATAACCTCTGCGTAATCTGCTTCAACTACCTCAAAATTAAATGGTCGTTTGCGATTACTCTTGCGTAGCCACTTTAGAAATGCTTTAACTTCTTTGACAGCATTGTCTGTATTGTCCTCAGACATTTCTTCAACAACACTTGGCTCAGGTTTGCCTGTTTCAGTTTCAGGTTTCTCGCCAATAGTTAATTGATCATCAACTGGCGTAGCATCATCACCGCTTAATGCAGAAGCATAACTAGCAGTAGCAGCATCAATAATTCCGTCAGGCGATAAAAAGAATAATCCTGAACCGCTATAAAGCATTGGCATATCCGCTTGTGGTGTATCTAGTAAAGGTAATCCCATTGTTGATCGTGCTTCGTTTACTGTGCGTCCGCCATTTTTTAATTCAATATCAACTCGTCGGGCTTCTGATTCAGTATCAATCTTGCTTTCAAATAGAATCTTAAACTCTAACTCACGAGGCATTCCTAGATACAGATAAGACAGATTAGTTAATTGCCTGCTAATCCAATCAGCCAATGGTTGAATACCAATAATCTCTGCTGAAAGTGATTCACCTTTCTGTAAACCAGAAGCACCCAGAGAGCCACTACCGCTAAATCCAATTTCACTTGGTAGTACGCCGAAGTGTCCGCAGATAGAAGTAATCAAATAATTATCTAATACATCTTTGAACTTCTCACCATATCCGTCATATTGAATTGGTGTCATGCCAGCAGGTAATAAACGAGCACGCTTTCTTTGTGCGGTTTGTCCTGCTAAATCATCATTGAAGATATTCTCATACGCTCTTAATAGTTCAGGATTATTACCGAAGGTAGCATCAGTAGTGAATAACAGTTCAGGCAATACGCCATCTGTATATTCGGCTCTTATCCATTGTTGTCTGCGTAGATAAATGTCGGCTAGAGGTAATGCTCTTTCTACTGGGCTGAATCCGTAGATAGTCCATGAACGACGATTCTTAACTAAATAAGATAATTCATCAGAAGTGAATTCACCATCAGCGTCTTCAACTTCATTTGGTGCCATGAACTCTGAACGAGGGAAACCAAATAAAATTTGTTGGAACGCTGGATTCGGTGGCATTGGTCGCATGCCTCGGTCATCAATCAATGG